TCATGCTGAATCATTTTGCGAAATGTAGAAGACAGTTCAGAGAACTCCTCCATTGTCTGCTTATCTTCTTTATTGAAGAATTTTTCCGCATCTTTAGGGTCAACTTTAGGTTCTTCCGTTTCTGGTTGACCTTTTTTTACCCTATCTAATACTTGCTCACGCTCAACATCCCTAAGCCTAAACTCATTGATGTCTTCACGTAGTCTTGCAGACTCTTCATTCCTTTTATGAAACTCCTTCTCTAAATCCTTGTAACGAGCTTCATAATCATGCTGTGGTTCTTCAGGCTCTTCTTCGTCTTCTGACTTTTCTTCTTCCTCTGATTTAGATTCCTCTTCTTGAGGGGTGTCCTCTTCAGTAGGTTCTTCCTGAACGGTTTCTTCGTCCTGTTCCCAAAGTTCTTCGTCTGAGGCTTCAGTTTCTTCAGTTTCTTCAGATTCTTCTACCTCTTCAAGTACCTCATTTTCTTCCGACATATTACTCCTTCCAATGTCCCGATACGATTACGGATTGGTTTTTAAAATTATCCCTGCCTCTATATGAGGTGTGAGGGTCTTCCTGTTATACTATTTTGTTTCTGCAATATCAAGCATTTCTTGCCATGCTTGTATTTTTCCAATAGATACATTATGCCTTGAAACTGATTCTTGGTCAACCAGTTGTTTTGATTTAATTATATCATATGCATCTTGTATCTTTTTTTCAATTATTTCTTTGTATTGTTGCCAGCCCGGAGACTGAGACAACATTGCTAGTACATCATTCCGGGGCATTCTCCGCAAACTCCCTTTGTTGTATTTGTTGTGCATCAGGGCCGCCCTGTAGTCTCTCTTGTGCTGGGCCAGCCATTGTGGGGTCTTCCGGCATCTGACCTTCAGGTGGCATTCCTTCCTGTGGAGGTGGAGGCATTCCCCCTTCTGCCGCTTCGTAGTCCATTTGAGCTTCCTGTTCCATTGCTTGTTGTTCCGCCATCTGTTGTTCCATCATCTGCTGTTGTTCTATTTCTAATTGTTCTTGTTCAGCATCTACCTGTTCTCCCATAACTTCACGCAGTAATATACTGTCATTTTCTAAATTAGCTGGATGAAGTATATTCCCTTGTTTTATAAGCTCAAGTCTTTCTTGCATCTCTAGCTTACGCTGATCCTCAGATACTTTACTTTTTTCCTCAATTAAGGATTTTTGTTGTGTTGTTGTTATCTCTGCCTGTGTTTGCTCTTGTATTTTTTGAGATTGTAGCTGTGCCTGAGCTTGTAGTTGTTGCATAGCCGCTTGCTGTGCCGCTTCTGATTGTTGTTGCATTTGCTGTTGCTGTGACTGCGTCTGTTGTTGCATCTCCTTTGTTACTTCTTCTTCTGTCTTTACTACCTTATCTGGCTCCATATTAAATGCACGGAGTAATGGTCTTGTAAAGTTTTCATTCTTGAGATACTGCTTTATTTCAGGAAATTGACCTATTACCTGTAAAAAATTAATAAGCTGTGTGTTGTGTACTTCTTTTGCAACATACTGTTCGTATCCTGTGGATATTGCTTCGTAATCCCCTTTAATAGTAATATCAGTGGAATCAACCATTAACCACCTATATATAGCTCCTATATTTTTAGTAATCATCGCAGAAACAGAACGTACTACATCTGCTGTTTGTCTATTTGCATTACTATTTAGGATTGACATACCTGTAGCAGTCTTAGTCTGTGCAGGTGACATATCGCCATACCCTATACTTGTCTGGCCTGAGTCTAGGTCTGCTTCTCTTTCAAGTTGCTGTATTACTTGTAGTAGTCCGTTAGTTACGTCTGGAATTTGTACTGAGGAGAATGAATCACGTACTGATGCGCCCGGTTTTACACGGAATTGTTTACCCGGATATATCTGTTCTGTGTCTGTACCCGGTTCAAATGCGTTGGGATCAATAACTGTTAAGGGAGCCGCTGACAAGGACTTCCCCTCAACCATCATCGCATAACTGAAGTTTAGTATCGCTTGTGCATCTCTGATTGCATAATAAATACCGTCACCCCAAATTGATTCTGGATTTTTTTGCCAGTTACAAAAATGGAAAGGTAAGGTGTCATCAAACGGATTTTCCGCTATCTTAACAACTACATCACCAATAACAGTAATTACCACAGAAATAGCATCTGGAATATCCTCTGATTCAATTGGTAAATGAGGGGCTAAGTCCTTACCATCTAGTCTACCCCAAAATTCTAAAACCTCAAACTTCTTTAATCTTGTTGATGATGATTCATCAAATTTCTTTGGGTGTTCGCTAACATCATATCCTCTTGCAAGCCCAATTTCTTCTTCAATAACCTTATCAAGGGTACCCGGTACAAAACCTTCTGCTGTTTTTGCAAGTTTTCTGAGTTGTATTTTACTAAGGAATGATCTTTGAATTACATAATCTGCGTCTTCTGCATTAATTGCTTCTGGTGATGGGAATATATTCCATATACTCACGAATTTAACCGTGGGCATTAATTCTTTTTCCAAATATGACTCAACCGCCACCATATCATCTGGAGTTTGAACCGTAGTGTAGACAGGAAAATTTTTATATTCAAGGGCAATCCCCTTTGTACATCCTGTGCCATATAAGCACATTTCGTGAATAGAGTGTTGAACTTGCTCGTTATAGTTAGTTCTCTCAAGTATGTCACGAATCTTAAACTCCATCTGTTTAGACCGTTCAAGAATCGCATCTTCAAGCAGGTCAGGTCTGTCCGGCGGCACCTGTATATCGGGAGGATAAAACCGGGGCTTACGGCTTGGCGTAATGCTAAACGGTACTTTCCCATCCTCAAATAATAACGTATTAATCTTAATCTTCGCTGAATTAGTTTTACGCCTAGTTTGATTGACAAATATACCCCTTTCATTCGCCAATTCATTCGCCTTTGATATTTTTGAAGGGTATTTCCCTCTGTACGCATCATATGCCTCCACCCAATGTTCTTCGTGATCTCTACGATATTCTTTAGCTTCCTCAAACTTCTCCTGCACTACGTCTGCAAAGTCGTCTAATTCTGCCTGTACTACCTTAACTTCTGCAACAGCTACTGCTTCTGGTTCTGCTGATTCATATTCTGCCATTTATTTTTTTTCTCCGTTATCCCTTGTTATTGATATAGTATCCCCATTTTCCATAGAAAGTTCAATATTTTGTGTAACCTCTACTTTAGACGCTAATTTATCTGCAACCCTATGTATAGCCTCTGATAAAGCCTGTACAAATAAACACCCCTCTTCTTCACCCAATGAGTTACAAGCTACTTCAGCTAGTTCATTAAGTATAGGGTCTAGGTCATTATATAGTTTATCAAGATTTAAGGTAGGATTACCACCAAAATCTCCTTGAATTACATTATTCATATTCCCGATGGTTGAAAAAACCTTAATTCTGGTCTCATATATCTACGATTAACAGTTTTATTCCACTCAGGTAACGCTGGAAACATCTTACACCCAAAACAGGCAATTGCCAATGCCATAACACAGTCATCATGTGAGCCTGATTGAGCCGCCATCTTACCGTTAGGAAAATTCACGAATGTTTGTAGCTCATCCAGTAATTTAGGACTTCTTATATTTATCTCATCCTCACGTATTAATTCCTTTAAATAGTCAATAATAAGTGGTTTTGACTTAACTGTAGTGTGAAAGCCTAGCTTTCTTGCTGATCTACTTGATCTTTCGTCTAATATTTTTTCTGAATATATATCTGGATAGAGGTGTACATCTGACAAAAACTTTAATGTGACAAGTCCGTGATTATTCCTTTCTACTAGTAGTTTTGCATTATTATACCATTTGCCTAAACTTGCAAGTTGCCATCCAAATAAATCAGGGTCTATTTTTACCCTGAGCATTGCAACTTCATCCATATTTTCAGCATTTAGTACTACAGCTACACTCCAATCTGTGTCTCTTCCTACATCTATACCCTCTGATACATCCGCACCAATCCTATATTCTCTATTAGGAATAGGTCTTTCCCATACTTGAAGACCACCTTCATCCATTGCCTCTATTATATATTTTTCTCCACCTTTTTCCTTCCAAGATTGTACTGGTATATGAAATCCCTCTGACGGTCTTTCTCTCTGGAGCCGTTGAGATTCTAATATGAGTTTCCCCATTACATCCGCATCAAAGACCCCCCGGCCTGTCGTGATAAATGCCTCACGTGCATTCGTTGGAAATTCCTGATGGAACTTTCTTAAGTCATTTTGGCACTGTGTCTTTATGCACTGCCTGCGCCAGTTGAGGTTTTCTAGGTCACACGTAAATTTCTTTACATCATCACCTACGTCATACTCGCAGGATATACCTAGCATAGCTTGTTCTGCATCACCGCCGTATCGCTTATCTTGACCTAATTCAGACTTAAACTTTTCCTTTTCTTCCTCTGAATCAAACGGTTTTCTGTAGTGGCTATATAAATACCACGGAAAAAATATAGCCTCCCATCCTGAATTTCCTTCTGCGGCATCCCAATACATATCGTGGAATACACCACCTACCCCCTGCGCTGTAGATTCGATTACCGCCTCCGTTTCATATCCTTGTACTACACAATTTAATAATCCTAAGAGATAATCCTCACCTCCCCCTGTCCATGAAGCTACTTCACTACAATGTAAATAGTCTATCTTACTACCACGTACTTCTCGTCCACCCACCGTTGAAAGAGAATATGATGAATTTAAACCTCCTCCATCACTTCCCCAATGTAGGTCTCTTCTGCCGCTATATTTTAATTGTGGTTTTACTTCTACAGGAAGGTTTTGTTCCATTGTGCGTGTCATAGCAAACATGACATCTGTAGCCGCCTTACTATGGGTGGTAATTTGTACCACCTTATTATGGTTCATAGCCGCATGACGGAAGTACCTCCCCTGCACATATGTGGATATACCAAATCTACGAGCTTTTAAGACAATCATCCTAACGTGTTGATGTTCCTCTAACTGCCTTTGCATCATAGAATGCATAATACTCTGTACCTCGTTGAGCTTAAAAGGAATAAGCTCCCCTGTTCCAAAATTTTGTATTTTTAAACAGGTTTCAAAGTATAGTAGTGGATTTGTTTTAAGCCTCCGTACAAGCTCAACTACCTCCTTTTGTTCCATTACCCCTCAGAACCTTTTATTTTCTCATCTAATTGCTTTAGTTTTGTTGTTGCTACGTCTACTGTAAAATCTACTATTACTGGCAATAAATCTCTAAAACTTAGGGCTATAAGAAATATAACTAAATATTCAAATTCCTTATATGTCTTTAAATATGAAATCTGGAATATATAATATACAAAAAGCATCCCACTTCCCATATATACTATATTCCTAAAAAAGTCTGCTACTCCACTTTTATTATTCCTAAATAGAACTAAAACAGAGTAGCAAAAAATAAAAATAACCATTAATATCATGTTTCGATGTTCTAAAAAAATTTCTATCATTTTATAAGCCTGCTGGATGTGTATCTTTTATAATTAAATTCCTTAACTTATCCCTGCCCTCGCACTTTGTCTCAAATGCCTGTTTATAGGCATCGCTACATTGATTTTTTAGTAATAAACTAAAACTTGACTCGTAATTATCATTCACGTCATCCATCTCATGATCAATAATCTCTGCAACCTCTAGCATACGTTGTGTTACTACAGTTTCTACACTTTCCTCAAAACTCATCATCATATATCCAAGCCACAGTATAGCAAAAACCAGTACCCAAATTGCTTTAGTTAATTTAACTGCCAATACTGGCTCTAAATGCCCACCATTGCCGTTTCTTTTTATTTCTGCCATTGTTTCCTTGTATTTCTATGTGGAGGTGTCTCTTCTACACATTGTCTGTAGGGATGAAGATACATCCAGTTTTTAGCTATTGTACCCCTCTTTAACCCTGTTTTCTCCCAATAACCATAACATCCGTTATTAATATGTGTAGTCTCACAACTAATAGTTATTTTCCATATTACCAATATTAAGCATAACAGTAATAATCTTTTTAATATACTCATTTTCCTCATTTTTTAAAAAAGTGACGGCCCCACCGAGGTACTAAGGGGGAAGTAGGGCCGTCCGGGGCTGGAGACAAAGCCCCTTCTTAATATCTTCTTCTATAATAGTATAATATGCAAGGGCGTATAAATGCGACTAACTACTTTATGTATACTAAGGGGGGGCGGTGGTCGGGGGTCGCCCCATCACTATCAT